CTATTATTCTGCGCAAGAATTATTTATCGTTGATTGGTAGGTGCAGCACGGCGCGGAGTGCATCGGAGGATATATGCGCGGCAGCGGCTACGGTGTTAATAGCTGCACTCAGGCTCACGGGCTCAGGCTCAGGGATCGGGCGTTCGAGTAGAGTGTCAACGGATATATTAAGATAATCACATATCCGCGCAATAGTAATATAAGACGGTGCGCCGCCGTGCGTCATTTTAGTTAATGCGGCGTGATTGATGTTTAATTCTTGCAACATAGTTTTCACTGTGATATTTTGTCTCATGCATTCTTGTTTAATCTTTTCTGCAATAATAGCGGGGTCATAATTGTTAGTATTGCACAAGTTCATCAGCTCCGTTGCATAGATTTATTGTGTATATGTTACAAAGATGTGTAAAATCTCTAAAAAGTTCATTATTTTTCTTTTTTGAGTATAACAATGCACTTTTTGGTGCTATACTATGGGCGTACTCGAGAGAGCCCCGACGGACAAGCCGCCGACAACGAGCCGTTGAGCCGTGCGGACAAGGCGCGCGGGGTATCTTGTAAAGTACAGTCATCCGAATATACACCATTATATAATAGGGGGTTTAAAAAGTCAAGCGCGGTCAAGCGCACTATTCAGGCGGCTTGCTATCCGTTCAAGGGTAAAAAGACGGAAAGCGGAACACATAATTATTGAATATAGCCTTGCAATACTTTGATATTGCTATCACGCTTTGACGGCTTTTTATAGCTATCAGCCAAAGGCGGCGCGTGCCGTGGCGCGTTCCCGATTCTTTCAATAATGCAAAATACCTTGTAGGCGCGTTTATTAAATTTTTCGCTTGCAAGGGTAACGCGCGGTGAGAGAGCGCGGAAAGACTGAGAAAATTTTCGGAGGGGGCTTAAACCTCCCGCCGCGTATGGTGTGTATGTGTTCGGACGCCGCAAAAGCCACGATAAAAAATAAACTATTCATTAATGCTATAAAGATATTTTTAGCTTTACACTGCCCGCGCTATTTCTTAGGAAACAGCGGAAACGAGCAGTAATTTTTTATTCTTAGGAATAAATATTTATTGTAAAGCAGAGATATTAATATTTCATTGAATGAATAATGACGATATATAATTAATTCGTTTTTAACACATTCCGAGCGCGTGAACTGTTATATGTTCGCGCGTTCTTTAATGTGCTAAAAGCATATAAAATATTTAAATAAGGACGGTAAAAAATCATGAAAAAGACAACAGAGAAGAAAGCATTACGGAATATTGCGGATATCAGAGCAGAGCTTGAAACACACATTAACGCCTACAATGCGGCAATAAATGCCGACGATACAAAGGCGGCGGAGCTCGAAAAGCTCGACAATGAAACATCAGAGCTTGAAAAAGAGTATACCCGCGCCGCGTTTCATGCAACGGCACTTGAACTGCTCGACAACCCCGCGCCCATGCTTGCGGCGGCAACGGCTCTGACCTTCGAGACGCTGAAACACAAAGACAAAGAGGATGAAAACGGCATAAAGTCACGCGAAATTGTTACGGCTGAACGCCCGCTTGATTTTGTCGCACTTGAATCATTTTTTGTTGAGCGCGGAAAGAAATTTGGCGCGGAATCTGCATGGATTTACAAAGTCGCGGCTTTTAATCGTTTACTTTGTATGAGAACGGCGCAGAGTATCGGCGCGGATGTGAAAGCAGTCGCGGAAAAGTTCGCCACGCCTACACAAGCCCGTGATATCAATCTCGGCAAAACTCCGACAAGCAACACGCAATTACTCAAGCAATTACAGATGATAATTGACTCCATGCTTTATGTAGAGGGCGAAAAGGGCAATATCTATAAAGCAAATTCTCACGATGTCGGTTATCTGTTATCTCTGTACGCGAAAAAGGGACGCGGCGTTCTGAGTGTTGCGGCGGCTCGCCCGAAGTATCTTGAAAAGCTTATCGCTGAAATACTTCACCGCATAGTTACCGAAAAGTCCTATAATATCGAGTTTAAGGAAAAGAAAGAACGCGCAAGCGGCAAGATAGACCCTAAACCCGCCGGGGCTGTTGAATCCGCAAGAAAATCCGCGAAAAAATCGAGCGCAAAGGCTCAGACAAAGGCAAAGGCAACAAAAGCGGCGTAAAAAAATTTTACGCTCAAAAGTGAAATTAAATCAAAATTAATAATCTCCATCTGAAATGAAATGAAAATCAGTTTTGACGGGGATTTTATATCCCAAAATCTAAAACAGAAAGGAATCATGCGCTATTACAAAGTTAAACCAGAATACGATCAGACCTGCAAGAATCCACGCATACACAACGGTAACATTTTAATCGGAGGTGAGCTTTATACGGAATCAGAACGAATTAAATTGCGATTCGTACCCGATAAGTGTTTCGATGTCGTGGATATCCCGCGCAACAAAACTGGATTTATGTTCGGCGCAAGATTTGCATTTGGAATCTAAATCAAAAAAGAGGATGCAGCCGTAGAAAAATCTACAATTCTGCGGGATTTTTATATCCTGAATGGAAAAGAATTTCAAGGAGGATTTGAAGTTATGAAAGAAATTACGATCACAACGACAACAACGGTTAAAATACCGACAGCAGACGAAATAAAAGCGACGGCACGAATCCCGTCACCGATAGAACCTGAACGCGCACTTGTAGTACGTTGTTTTGTCGATGGTTATGAATTTAGTGAGGCGGCAAGTCACGCTGTATATGAGTGCATGGCGGAAGCAGATGAATCGTTAAAAAACACTATTGCGGGCGATGTTGTGGAGGCATATTGTGACGAAAATGGAATCCAGTGGGCAAGTATACGCGTTGTTAGCATTGCAAAATACAACGAGCATTTTGTAATAGAGGCGATTGTTAAAACGATTTAAAAAACAAAGAGGAGCTGAGTTTAGAATGGTAAACACCATACAGAATGATTATGTCATGCAGGCAAATGAGTTTTCAGAACGAAACGGAATTGAAATTAAAATCACTTTTAAGGAGCGAAATTCAAATCCGATGTGGGAGGAAAATTATTTGCGAAACTGTTATTCGGTTTATATCCGAAACACAAACAGCGGTGAGGTTATGCACGTTACATTCTGGGATTCCATATATAACACAACACACAATATTACGCCGACTTGCTACGACATTCTCGCGTGTTTGACGAAGTATGACCCCGGAAACTATGAGGATTTTTGTTTGGACTTTGGGTATGAAACCGAAACCGAAAATCAATTCGGCAGACTAACGCGAAATCCGAACGCTTATAAGATTTGGAAGGCGTGTTGTCACGAATGGGAAGGAGTAAAGCGCATATTCGGAGAAGATGAAATACTCGAAGAATTGCGGGAAATAAACTAAAGAAAATCACTTCGGAAATTGGTAATGAAATTATATTCCCGAAGTGTTTCTATTCTCAAAACATAATCTAAATACTACAAAATCGAGATGAAAATGAAAGGAGCGAATATTTTACTATGTCATACGAAAAGTTTGTAAAGGGAGTGATATGGAAAGTCGGATTTGAAACGAAAATCCGTTTTGAAAACGACGGCGAAAAGTATACGGCATACATAACGGGCGGAATTATTATCTACGGAAATAGCATATCCGCTCTTGTATTGGTGCGCTGGGGCGACGGTCACACGGCGCGAATAAAATTAGAGGAGGAGAGGGAATCATGAGCTATAGTACCTATGGGGTCGAAGTTGAAAAGCAAAACGGTTTGGTAATCGGAAAGCATTTCAACAATCTCGATGATGCTATGTGTGTAGCCGAACGGGCTGTGTATGAGCGCGGCTGCGTGTGGTCGTGCGTATATATGCCTAACGGCGATATTTATGTTGAGTATGAGATGTAAATCGAATACAGCGTTAGCTAATACGAAGTATAGCTTTAGCTAATACGAAATGTAAATCGAGTACAGCTTTAGCTAATACGAAGAAAATGTGGCGTAAAATTTTAAAAGATTTTGGTAAATAACCGAAGTCGTGATATAAGATAGAGCCGCCGTGAAAGGGAAACCAAACTCGGTTGCTAAATTTAAAATCAGAAAGGAAAACAAAATGGAAATCAGAGAGGAAACGAAAGACTGGATAGATTTTAGCGAAATACGCTGCGGAGATGTGTTTCGTACCGAGGACGACGATTACTATATGAGGGTAAGCGGGTCAGCAAAGTACAACGCTGTTAGAGTTGGTACTGGGCAGTTAGCCTGTTTTGGCGGCGAATTGGTGAGTCCAGTTCATAACGCGAAAATGGTGGTTAATTTCTGAAAGGAGATCAAAATGAAAATCAAAATCAAAATCGGGAACGCTGCTTTCCATGACTGTGACGCGGAAAATGAATATGCCGACTACTACGCCACGGCGGTTGAGCTTGACCGAATTTTTGGGCAAATAAGCAGAGCTGTAGCCGAAGGGCGAACAGACGGCAAGGTGATAGACGGCAACGGAAACATGTGCGGAGAGTGGAAAATCTGAAATGAAAATGATTTTTGTTGTAGTTATCACTGCCGAAAACGGAAAGTATTTCGCCTTCGCCGACACGATAGCGACGGGTAATAACTTAATCGCCATACTTAAAAGATACAACGCTGATATATGCCATTTATGCGAAAGCCGTAGAGAGGCGGAGGAATTGGCGCGAAAATGGAATGAGGCGTATAGGCAAAACGGTACAAACTTATTTTAAATCAGAAAGGGAATCAAAATGGAGTTGAGATTTGCAATCACAACTGTAATTGAAATTGCTTTCGTCGTCGCGTTTTTGTATGCGCTGTGGCACGAGGGTAAAATTATAGCTTTTGAGGAACGGATGGAGAACGCTATAGCGCGACGGATAGCAAGGGTAATAATAGCCAGAAGGAGGAAGGCAGTTGACAGAGCAGGAGAGACTGAAAAGATTCGTTAAACACAAAATTAGGGTTCTAAAGGAATTAGGTGTTGCTTTGACAAGCGACGACGAAAAGCGTTTGGCGACGGCTTCCAGCTACATCGCAGTGGATAATATAGCAAGAACGATGATTCAGAAATTAAATTAAGGAGGAAAATGAAATGAATTTTAGTGTAGGCGATAGAGTCGTGTGCAATGGTGAGGTTGGCGGGCGTTATAGTACCCGGGGCGAACGTGGGACGGTCATTGGTGATATCGACTCCTACATTCTTATACGGTTTGACCGCCCTATTCCGGGTGCTCACAACGGTGCCGGGCGGGGTAAAGACGGATATTGTTTGTGGGTAGACCCCGATATGCTTGAACCTGAAACGAGTGCAGACCCAATCATCCCCGCAGCAGAACGCGAATATATTACACTTTAAAAATTAAGGAGGAAAATGAAATGAATAAGGTTATCAAGGGAAAGAAGTACAACACAGAAACTGCAAAGGAAGTTTGCGACAGAACAAGCTACTGCAACGGAACGCCGAGCAGTTGGACAACTCTTTATCAGAAGAAAACCGGTGAGTTTTTTATAGCTCGAATATCCAGCGGCATGAATTGCTGGGATACGGAAAACAAAATCACCCCGATCGGTATCGATGAAGCAAAGGTGTTTGCTGAAGAGAACATGGATGCGGATGGCTATGAGTCCGTGTTCGGTGAAGTCGAAGAGTAAAAGGAAAGGAGAATTGAAAATGAAAAATGGTTTAACAATCAGAGATGCGGCTGAACGCTGGGTTCACGAAATGAACGCAATCCCGCAGGGCATGATCGAGAAGCTGATGAACATCGGCGACGAGGACATCCACGAGGTGACTGAGCCTGCGGTCGGTGACAGAGTTTACTGCTACCAGCCGCTGAGCGAGCCTTGCGGCGTGATCGAGGACATCTACGAGGATGGTCGGTATCACATCCAGCTTGACAATGACTCGTGGACGGATGCAGAGCGCGATGACTTTGAGGTCGAGCGAGACGATGGCCTTCCCATGTGGGGGACGATGTGGACGTTCGGCGACAGTGCGGATGACTGGTGGCTGGAAGAGGACGACGGAATCAAGCTCATGTCCGAGTGTGGGTTCCGCGTTTACGAGTCTGAGGACTTCGGGTTCATCTTCGGTATCGACGGCGCTGGATATGATTTCTACGAGTCGCATTGGATTCCGCTCTACAAAGCCCGTGGCCTTCAATGGCACGACCCAGTAGCGGAGCAGGAATGCCAAATGTTAAGCAAGGGTATAAGAAAGAAAAATTGGGCGCGAATACATACTGGATGGACAAAAACAATAATGTAATTGAAGAAGTAATCAAGGAGGAATTTTAAAATGGGATGGACAAGTTATCGTGCGTCGTTCTATAAGAACGGTAAAATAGATAGAAAAGCAGAGTGCGACAGCATAATGAATTGCGATATGGTAGGCAACAAGGAGAGATATGAAGTGCTCAAATCTGCTATGGTGGGCTCTACTTACTATGCCGCTGTAAAGAAAACCATTTTCAAAACGGGAGCTAAGCCCGAAAAGGAAAGCGTTTTTGGAGTGGTAATGCTCACGTCCGTTAACAACAAAGACTATTTTAACTTTTCTTACAAGGATATGGATGAGAGCGCTGATCCCGGTTACTATGATTGTCCGAAAGGAATACTTGATGTGCTTACCCCTACGGAGTATGAGGGGGCAAAGGAATGGCGAGAGCGCTGCTATGAGAATATAAAAAAGAAAAAGAGTCCAGACGCACTCAGCAATCTGCCAATTGGAAGTGAAATAAAATTTACTTTGTGGGACGGTACTGAAAAACGGTTAGTAAAGCATCCGGCTGCGTATCAGTTTAGTCGTCCGTTTTGGATGAACTTAAATGAATATACATATGTGCCGGTAAACAGAATCCCTAAAAACTATGAAGTAATAAGAAGAGGCGCGTAACCATGTTTGATTATCGACAATATTAAATCGAAAGGAAAATGAAAATGCCTAACCATATAACAAACAGAATCCAATTTTCGGGGAAGCGCGAGGATATCGACAGGGTTCTCGCGCTTATCAAAGGAGACAACGAATGTATCGATTTTGAGAAAATTATACCGATGCCCAATAACATCTATCGCGGAGATCTCGACCAAAGGGCGAGGGCTCTGTACGGTAAAAACAACTGGTACGACTGGCGAAGAACCAACTGGGGAACGAAATGGAACGCCTACTGGTCATCCATAGATAACGAAAACAACACGATTATATTATGGTTTGATACGGCGTGGAGTTGCCCTTTGGGAGTTCTCGACAGACTTGCTGAGATTTGTGTCGAAAACAAAGTTGGTTTTGAGGGCGAGTGGGCGGACGAGGACTGCGGTACTAATATTGGAGAGTTTTGGACGGTAGATGAGTGCGAGCCGTTTGCCTGTCATTATATAGATAGCTATAGTGATGAGGCTTATGATATCTATACCAAACTTAAAGGCGAAAACTATTGCTTGGATAAGGATGAACACGGGCACTGGATTAAGTATAGTTGCGACAACTGCCCCAATAGCGACAAATGCTAAATACATAACAGAAAGGAATTGTGATAAAAAATGAAAACATATAAGGGTTTTGACAAGCGGAGTGACGGATGGTATGTAACCGATGTTGCTTCCGGTATGAGGATTCCTAAAAAATATGACACAAGGATGAAAGCACTCGCCGCTCTTAATGCAGAGCTGCTTGGTAAGGTTGATAAGGCAGTAGAGAATGATACATACAAAGCTGTAGTGAAAGCTCTTAGCGAATTTAAAACAAATTCGGAGGTAGCGTGATATGACGGCGTATGAAGTGTTGAAAACATATTGCAAAAACTGCGTACACAACGGTAATTGTTGGAAGCCGTGTGCGGCGGCGATATCGGCGGTAATGAGCGACGAAAAGGTGAAAGCAAAGACGGTGGTGAGTTTATGATACTGAACACGACATATTGCAGACGAGCTTTTACCGGCGTGTATTGTGAGCATATGGACGGAAATGTGTGTGTTAGACAATCCGGCGAGTGTGAGTTTCAGTACGGAGCGGGTAGACGACGAGAAGTTGCAGCTCAAAAGGAATCGGATTCTGATTTAAAAAACGAAAACAAAAGGAGAATGTAAATGAATATCAAAGTAAAAATCTGTGATAAAGCTATCGAGCTTATTGATCTGCTGGCTAATATGCCGCTCGCTGATGATGAATTTGTTGATGAGATAATAGACGGTATTCGGTATAACGAGCCGTACCGAATAGAAGCAATTAGAGATGAGGTACAGAATGGCTGAAGAAATATACTACTACATAATGGACAAGCATGGAGTAATCTATGGCAGAAGTACAAGTAAAACTCGACTTCAGGAGAAAATGAAAAACAATTTCACCGAAGCTGTTATACGGAAGTTAGGAATAGAAATCGTTGAGGTGTATGATAGCATCTGAGCTATCGTAAGTAAAAAATAATATGGGAGAGGAAGATTAAAATAATTAAGAGAGGAGAAATCTACTTGGTTTCGCTGGACGGAGTGGGGTCTGAACAACGGAACACAAGACCTGCGATTATAGTGCAAAACGATGTGGGAAATGCTCACTCGCCGACGACGGTTATCGTGCCTTTATCAACAAAAATAAAACCGTCTATGGCAACGACGCACGTCAAAATAACAAGCGAGCAGGGTGTAAGAGATGAGTCAGAAGCATTATGTGAACAACTAAGAGTGGTAGACAAATCGAGATTAGGAAGGAGAGTGGGTAAAATCACTGACGAATCAGTTATGACGGATATAACAAGAAAAATAAATGTAGTATGCGGCTGTTAATTGGAGGGAAAAATGGAACATCAAACAGTAGTGGCAAAAACGAAAAATGGAGATGAGTTTGTGGCTTGCTCCGGTATCGGAAGCGAGCTCTGCTCAATACATAGCTGCGAGTCGTGTCCTAAAATGAAGTCGATTCGAGATAGCGCAAGCAAGTTCGGATATAGTGGAAAAGGAAATGACTTCGCAGAGCTATTAAACTATCTATTCAATAAGGAGTGTGAACAGTTTGGAAATTATGCTGTTGTGGAGGTGTGTATGTCAGATTGACCCAGTTCAAAGTAAAAGAGTTTAAGAAAATCCTACGGGATAACGGCTATGAGGAGGTGAGATGTTGCGGTAGCCATCAAACTTGGAGCAACGGCGCAAACAAAATCACTTTGCCGACGGTTAAGTTGAGTCCTGTTATAGCGGCTCGCCTCATAAAGGAAAATGATTTGACTGTCCAATAAAAGTGATAACTTGCAACAGGTAAAAATTTCCTGTTGACAAGAGAATTTTTTAGGACTATAATAAAAAATGTAAACGGAACAAATGTTCGATTAAAGTTCGATTAATGAAAGGAGAATTTTGTAAAATGGGATTTTTAGGTTCATTTCTTGGTCTGCTTGGTGCTTCGGCGGTGTTTGTCGGAGCCGATGTTAAAGAGCGTTGGGATGAAATAGATAGAGAGCGGCAGCGCATTGCGGCAAACCCCGCACCGCCTCCGGAGATGAGGGGAAATTTAAGAGATAAATATGAATCTGAATGGCACAGAGGCGATAACACTCACTTCCCGGAAGAATATCTTCCTGCTCTTGAGAGCGATCCAGAGGTACTTTACTGGTGGATTGAGCTTCTTGCAGAGCGTGAGATAAGGCGTCAGGGTTATCGCGGTTATCCTATCAGTATTCAGGGCAATTTCAATCGAGTGTATAATGCTTGGAAGGAGCGTCAGAATTGGGTCAGATAACCAGTGTTGATGTTAATAAAGACATACTTATTGATAGCCTAAAAGCCCAGAACGCAAGATTAAAAAAGCTCCTCCGCGAAACAGCAGAAGAGCGAGACAGATATAAATCCTTGTGGGAAACAAATCGGATTCAAAATGAATTTTCAGAAAAGGAGCGAAAAGCAAATCGGCGATTAGAACAAGAGAAAAAGCAAGAGCGGTTGCTGTCCGGTGTAAAATCGGACGGCGTTCCAATAGCTCATGCGGCGGATTCGATTCGTTCCTATGATGAAATGTGTGTTGTACTGGATAAGCTCAAAACCACAGGACGAATGGGAATACGAAACTGGGCTATGTTCCGTTGCGGCATTTGCTTCGGTCTTAGAGCAAGCGACCTCGTTAAATTAAAATGGGGTTGGATCATAGATGACGACGGCGAGTTCAGAGACCGTATACCCGTAGTAGAGAGCAAGACATCTAAAATCAATCGGTGTTTCATTTCGGATGCGATAAAGGAAACGCTTACAGAATATCGCAAGTGGCTCGGCGGACGCAACTGTTCTCCCGATGATTATATCTTCTCGAAGAACAACGGCGGGAGACTACAGGAGCAAAGCTATTCACGATATCTCAAAAGCGCGGGAAAGGAAGCAGGACTGCCGATACACATTTCTTCCCATACAATGAGAAAATCATTTGCCAATATAGTGCTGTGTGTCCACGACGGCGGGGCAAGCGATAACACCATACGAGACATTCAGGGATTATTAGGACATGCAGATGTTCGAGTTACAATGAAATATTTAAAGGAAACAACGCTCAGATATGACGCCGCAAGAAAAGAAGTTTCAGATTTTGTGCTCGGCAGAACCGATGTAAACGAGTTGGTCATAACCCAGCAAAAGAATAATGACGATGTTTACAAAGTGTGTATGGAAATTCTTGAAAAAGTTGCGTAAATTTTGCGCGAAAAGGTTGTTTGCTCCGGCGCCGAGGCGGGCGAGCTTTATATGCTGTATGCCTATGTCGGTGACATGGACTTCAAATATATAGACCAGTCGGTCGCCGATGCCGGAGGCAGCGTAACCTTCAATTATTATCCGATGGATTGTGATGAAGAGCTGACCGTCAAGGTCGTGGGAAAATTCAACGGAGAAATTCAGGAAAAATCAGTTGAACCTCAGGCGCAGTGCGTATCTTCCGTTGCTCTGAGCGAAGATTATATTGAACTCAACGTCGGAGCCGAACACAGGCTCAAAGCTGTTCTTGAACCACTGTATGCCACAAACCGGTCTGTCACATGGTCATCCTCCGATGACAACATAGTCACAGTGGACGAAAACGGTGTTGTGACTGCGGTTGCTCCCGGTGAAGCGGAAATCACCGTCACAACAGCGGAACGCGGCTTCACCGCCGCCGAGTTTAAGGCGGCACAAACCGATGGTTGGGAGAAACAGTATCAGTACAAAGTCGGTAAGAAAAAGGTGTATATGGCTCCGTCTGCTGCCGAGGCACAAGGGCTTGTTCGAGCAGATAAACATCCCAAAAGCACCCGCTACGGCAGACAGAACCCCATCTCCGAGCGCTGGAACAGTGAGGAACATCTTGCGGCATGGCGGGCGGCATGGGCTGACGTGTCCAACCGCTAT